CATAAACATTTATCAAACCTTTTAGAGCATTTATAGTTCCTTTATGTTTTAGAAAATATGGCATATTATTTACAATACGACTCCACAATTCTCTAGTTATATCCTTTTGTGATATTGCTGAAAAGGTTGAAACACCAGAACCTGTTGCTTCATTACCTGAATGATATCTTGGTAAACTTACCATATCAGAACTATCATTCAATTTCCAACCCAATGATTTTGCAACACTCCATAATAAATCTTTAGAGACACCTTCCGATAAACTTTCCCTTCTATCAGAATTATCAGTAATCCCTTTTATATAAACCCATATATTGTCAAAATGATGACCAATCATATCAGTAAATTTCAAAAATGGTTCATTACCCCCATCCTCTTTTATATGTTCTGGTAATAATGAACTCAATTCATTTAGATTCTCTACATCAAAAACAGAAGCACTAACTACTTGAGTATTAAACCAATTATCAGCTACTGATTCCGTAACTGAGTATAAAACATATGGATTTAATAATGTACCAGTTCCACTTTTCTTAGGCCACGCATTGTCGTAATATTCTCCTAAAGAATTAGTAACATAAGATGAACTTTGATAATACATATAATTTTCAAAATGATCAAATTTATTCTTTACTTCATTTATTCTTGTATCCCATACATTCATATCATCTACAGAACCAGATATAGTTTTTAAGGAAGAACTTGAAGCATTATAAGATTCTATTAGTTGTAGTTTATATTTGAAATTTTTTATTCGTTGTTCAGCAGAACTAAAGTTTACAAAGTTTTTAAATTTTGAGTGGTCTATATTTAATTCAGCACTTTCAGCACTAGAAGAAACTATTTTATTTTTAAGTTCTGCAGATACTAATGGGTCTGATGTAACAATATCAGCTTCGTTTTTGAATGTAGAAGTTCTTCTTTGTACAGGACTTTCAACATTAGTCAAGTCAGGACTCTTCAGTAACCTATCACCAATTTCATTATCCACAAAATCTACTATCTGAACTTTTTCGGATACTGGTGTTACCATTTCCTTTACAACAGATAATTCATCAAATCTACTAATATCACCTGGTAATGGATTATATAATTTGAAAGTTATTGCGTGTGGATATTTTGTTACCGAACCCATATCTCTTTTGAAATTAGTTGTTAGGAACATCCTATCTCCGAACTTCAAATATGTTCTCAATTCTCTTGGATTGAAAACTGTATAGGAGACATCAAAGCCAGTATAACTACCCGCATCTGCTCCACCAGCAAAATAAGCATCTGCTGGATTATCATCATCCGAAACTTCTAAAGCAGCTGAATTGAAAGTTTTGTTTACTTCTATATACCTACCATTATCAGAAACAGAAGTTATCTGTGCAACAAATGGTTTCTTTATTGGAGTTTCAGTAGTTTCATTTACTAATTCAAATCTCAAATCAACATTATCTATCCAAGTTATACCGAAAGTATTAGTATCAGTCATATCATGACCTTCGAATACAACAGACCAACCAGGAGCTTCTAATCTCCAATCATCTCTAATCGGTATACTAAGCTCTACTCTTTCCCAAGTATTAGCTTGTAAAGTTCTATACATAGGAGAGTTAGTTCCACCTGGTCTTACAAACGAATATCTTGGTGGAACAGGACCTTGAAATTGCCAATAATAATTAGTTGATATTTCATCGGGCGCTGACCATACCCAAAATTCTTGCTCACTTAGCGTACCTACTTTATCAGGTGTTTCACCTACTATAAGAACTCCACTACCATCATCAAAATCAGGAACCCTAGCTAAAGGAACTTCATCAACATTTAACATCCAATTTTCTGTACCAGGATTTCTAGTACCAAAAATAAAATCATTACCACCAGTATAATATTCACCAACACCAAAGAATTGTTCATTTAGTGTGGATTGTAAATTATGTTTGTCACCACCTGTTTGATCGTAATATTCAGTACCGACTATAGTAACCCACGCACTAAAGTCACCACCAGAAGATGATGGGTCTTCTTCCATAACGATATCAGGATTGATTGGCATATTTTCAAAGCCATCATTATTTATTTCTGCTGGATAGTAACCATCCCCTTCAATCCATTGTCCATTATCATCAGTTTCATATAAGTCGCCATCTCCATCATCGACTCTGTAGTATAGATTATCTATAAAAGCATAAAATCTAATCGTACCACTTTTACGATAACCAGCCCATTTTACACGACCATTATTATCATTTATGGCTTGGTTCATAGGACCATCTAAGTCAGCTATTTTGAATACTCCCTCAATTGCTGGAAATGGTTCATCTGAACCAGGAATAAATCTATCTATTCTAAAAGACTTATTACTGTCATCTCTACCCATACCATCATTGTAGAATATATGATAACTACCTGGTTGAAATTGTTTGATACCTGTTCGTGTATCCCTAGCTTTAGCAATAGATTGTACATTACCAAATTGAAATATATCTTCATATAAACTTATATCTGTAACAACACCATCAGTATCCTCTCTCTGAACTGTTGTGGTTCTAAGTTGTGGGAATAACTCATCCCAATCATAATAATAATATGTGTTATCTCTTATGGTGTTTTGTCCTTTTTTGACAATCCATATTTGGTCTTTCTTTCCAAATAGAGCCCAACTTCTATAATCAGTTAGTTCACCACCACTGGCATTTTGACCAGCAAACATTTTTACCTCGCCCTTACTAGCAACACAACCATATTCCCAATTAGTACCTGATGCTGGTTGTCTTTCAAATATTGGTCTTCTAGTTAGAATACTTTCTCCTTTTGGAGCATATGGATGAGCATTTACAGCATTAGGAAAATCTTCTGGGTTTACTGTTTTATAAAGTCTATCATTGACTGTTTTTGTTATAGGTGTTGGTATAATAGGTTCAGGATAAGTATTCCATTGTACACCATCCCATCTCCATTCATTACCATCACTCATTTCACCAATAGCATCATTGAATCCAGTATAACTACTATTTACGCCCCAAGTAACTGTAGGATTTTGTGCAAAGTCTTCACCTGGATCAGTAACTTTCCATACACCGATACCACCATATACTTCAGTAGTTATATTCATTTGTATAGGTGGAGTTGGTGCTGATAGTCCAAAAAATTGTATTATATCAGAATATTTTCTAGGAGGCTTTGGTTCTAAATTAGCAGCACCTTCAGGTGTAGCTGGAGCAAATCCAACTGGTGGACTTGTTGGTTGTGATTCATTTTGGCCTGGCGGCGATAGTGGATTATAAAATCCTTGTGGCGGTGAGTCAGGTTGTGGTTCTGAATCTAAAAAGTTTGGATATCTTAGACTTACTCTAACAGGCTTATTTGGAATATTTGATTTGACATCAAATGTTATGATAGCATTGTCACCGACATTTATACCTAAACTTTCTAATGTTCTCGTATATGTTTGTGATATCAATAATGGTCTATGTGGATTATCAAGTGGCCACTCTGAAAAATCTTCTGAAAAGGATTGGTTGATATCAGGAAATTTCATACAAGCACTATTATCTTTTCCTTCACCTTGCGCCCAATGAGCCCAATATCCTAAATGTACACAATTTTTCCAAACATTACTATTTTCTAAATAAGAAAGATATCCACTACTCCAATCTACAGCCTGTATTGCTAATGAATGTAAGTTCTCATCCCAAGGATAACTTGTACCCAAAAGTTCTACTTCACCATAAGTATTTTTTAGGATTGTCTCTCCGCCAGAATTTTTTACTATATTAGTTTCTGTTCTTGGTACTGATGTTATAGTCTTTACTAAAAATACATTTGGTACATAGATTGTACCACCAACCATTCTTTGAGTAAAAAGAAAATTGTATACTGGAACAGTTACATTGTAACCACTAGCACCAGGTGAGCCAGGTAAAGATCCTGGTGGTCCTGAACCAGCATTGAATCCAACTGGTAGCGACCCGCCAGTTTGAACCATTTGAGGTACAATTGATAATACATTACTTTCTGTATTCATTTCACCCAATTGATTTTCATCACCAAATGAAACTGTTATTGCTGGTGCTTGTAACCTTCGTATACTTTCACCTAACCTATAAAAATCTTCAAAGTACCCTTCAGTATTTATGTCTTGTGTTCTTATTCTTACTTCTGTTCTATTGGGGGATACAGCATCTACTTGCAATCCTAATGTTTTTAATTGTAACTCATTACCCCTATCGTTACCAACCATTTCAAATATTTGACCATTAGGAGTAATGTCTATATTCTCATAATCTTTATAAACATCAAAATTTCCGTTTTCATTTTGCTGAGTTTTTACCAATATATTTGTCGATTCATCACCAGCCAATCTTCTGAGAAATCTATAATTTACTCTATATTGTCCTGTATTTATTCCAGCAGATTTCAATTGTACTACTGGTCTAATCAATAACTTACCTTCATCATCCACCTCAATACTGTTGAATGGAAGTGTTTTTGATTCTATATTAGAACCATCTACTGAAAGTAATTGAAAATGTATAAAATCTCTTTTTTCTTTTTCACCAAAGACACCATTTTCGTACGGTTTATTACCTATACGAAATGATTGTCCTGTTTGTAATAAATTTCTATCTGCGTTTGTTAGTTGACTAGCCATTATAATTCAGTAAACTCCCTGTCTATTACTTCATCCAATATCGGATCATTTATTCTGTATTGTTTTACTTCTAATGTTTTTGGTATTACAGTAGTTTCATCATCAAATAACTCACCATTGTATGGGCTTTCAAATATTTGTATACTACCATTTTTATTTCTAACTAATAATCTTCCGTCTGCTGGAATTCCGCCTGAACCAGGATTAGTAAAAGCAGCAGTTCTCAGTAACTCTCTTTGTTGAAGATACTTTTGTTCTTCTTCGTCTTTTAGATTTTGATAGTACTCGTTACTTTCGAGTTCTTTTCTTGAATACGGCATTTTTACCTCACAACTTTGAATTCAAAATCATTGTCATAATGAGAAACCATTTCTTCTGTAGTACCACTTCCACTCACTACTCTAAAACAGACTTTGTAATACCTTTCAGATTGTAATCCATTCATCCAAAAATTAAAATAGTTACCATCAGAATCACAACTTAGTAGAGAGCCTGTTCCGTAATTTACAATCACATCATCTGTACTAGCATCTACTATAGAATAATAAGCACCATCTCCTACTAAAGTACTTCCACTTGGAAAGTATTTTTGAGTTAGATATTCTGAAGAAGTATTACTATATGATTTGGTAGGATATCTTCCTCTACCACAAACTCTAAATTTAGCTTTAGATTCTTCCTTATATTCAGGCCTTAAATTTTTCACATACACCTGTAAATCTTCTAATTCGGATTTACCTAATGCTGATAATGAACCTGTACTCCATTTTGTATCATACCACTCAACTTCTAATTTTGGTGGATAGATAGTATTTGTTTGTCTGGAAAAGAAAGACATATTACCTAATCTTTCATTATTACCCTCAGCACTTCCTGTATTTAGTGTAGCACTACCACCAGCACCAGCAATCATACTACCACTTCTTTTTATAATAAATCCTTCATTAGCATATGTGCCATCCAACCACTTATCTACAATTGGTGTCACATCCATTCTTATATCTCTTGTCTTCCATTCCAAAGACTGTGAGCCATATACATCTGAAAACCAAGTACCACCAGATGCTGTCATAGCACCATTCCACATAGTCTTTGTTTCAGCATCATCCTTATAATTCCAACTAGCACCATCAGTAGTTGCTGGATTATCAGAAGAAAAACCTTCACCCTCAACCCAACTTTGACTAATTGGATATGCCCATAATGATTGACTTGTAGTCAATTCAGATGGTTTAGCATCATACAAATTCAAATAATATTTTGCATTATTTCCAATCGTACCATTAGAAACAGATTGAGATATATAACTCAAATCAAATTTCATTAGTATTCTAGAAACTTTTGGATTTGTATTCGAATCAGTTAAATCTTTTCTTACTTCCAATATCTCATCAAGTCCAGTATTCAAACTAGCACTTGCTTGGTATATGGTTGTATCTATATCTGGAAAAATAAAATAGTGCATTAGTTATCTCCTGCTGATGTTCCTACAACCCTACCCTCAATATCACTTGCTGGAAATTTTAGTTCAAAACAGCTTGGGTCTAATGATGGATAAACAACACCTTCTTTAGTTGCTGACTGCATATCATACATATTTCCTGAATAACCACCAGATGTCAAAAATTTATTTTGTATCAAAACTGGCAACCCATTAGGATTATTTTCTTCAGGCGGTGATACTGCAGACACCCCATCTACCAAAGATATCTGATAAGCTAAATCAGCAACTACAATTGGTTGTCCAATTTGCCACTTATCAATATCAAAAAATTCTCTTACCTTTTGTATAGCATTCAACACCACCTCTTCACCATTATATCCTGTCTTAGCTATTATGTTAAATTTTACTGCGATGTTTATTATAAAAGCATCCTTTATATTTACAGCATCAGTAACCATTCTAAATTGTGTTAGGTAAGTTTGTATATTTTCCTTTACGGCTTTGTTTAGTTGTGTCAATCTCTTACCCGCATCATATCCCAATAAATATAAATTTAATGCTAATGGATTCATAATTCTACTATCAGAGTTAGCACCAGTATCAGTACTATCTAATTGTGAATCTTGTACTATATATGCTTTTGCCACATTACCATATCTTGGTGGTAAAGCATATATTCTAGTAATATAATCTTCTTTAGTAACAGCTCTTGATTGTGCCTGAAAGTATGCTAGTGCATTATTTTTTACTTCTGTTATACTTTCAGATAATCTTCCACCACGACCTGGACTAGGATTAGTTACACCAATTGAGCCCCTTGAAGTAGCTACTAATGCTGGTGATAATCCAGCAGCATCTATTTCAACATTAGAACTAACAACATTTCTTAGAGTACCAGCACCAATGTTATGATTTATTCCACCACCAGCTCTATATGTAATTGTCAAAGTAGTATTCGCTGGTGCTTGACCATAAGCTTTAGTACTCAAAAAGTTAGAAGGATCAAATGCTTTTCCTAAACTGGTTGGTGAGCCTGGTAAAGAAGAACCAATAGAATCAGGATTTGGAATTATCTCTTCGTCAGGACTATCTGATGTACCAGCACCAAATCTTAATTCAGTTCTACCATCAGTTCTTATAAATGTTGTAAATCTTCTTGCTGTTTTTATCAGCTTCAATAAATAAGGAGCTTGGTCTGCTTGACTACTCAACTCCGGATCATTTTGAGCATTATTCTCCATATCTGAAAATACAGTATCTTGTGCTAAAAACGGAACTTCATACCAACTATTACCATCACTATCTGTACAACTAACTATTTCTGTTACATCAGAAGTTCCTAATGCTATTCTCTTATACTTTTCAGGACCAGTAATATTAAAAAACTCTGTTACTACATTACCACTAACAGCCCTTACACTTTTTCTCAATAGATAAGTTGTTGGTACATTATTAGCATTTTCAAATATACTAATATTCATAGGGTCGTATGATGATGAAAATTTAAAATTACAATCTTCTAAAGTTGAAAAAGTTATACCACTGGTTGACTCTACTTGCATTCCATTTTTTATATTTAGAGCATAACTCAAATCAGGAGATGTTTTGTAACTAGCTCCTGTACCACTTGATTTTGCTGGTACTGTTTGAAATATATCTACATTTACAGTTGCTGGTGTTGCTAGTCTTGGTTTGTATCCTAAACTTTGAGCCATATTATATACTGTCTTAGTCTCTTCAGCAAATGCCAGTAAACTTTCTTTGAATTGATTGTCAATGTAATATGAAAGTACATCTCCAACATAAGAAGCCATTTCCATAAACATCATACCTGGCGATGACTCGTTGAAATCATTGTATTGTTCTGGAAAATAAACCTTAGCAAACTCTATTAGATTTGCTTTGAAAGATGTAAAGTCTTTATTTAGATACTTTACTTCTTTTACTGAGTTATTTTTTGGTGCTGAATAAGGCATTTACTTTCTCCGTTTATCCACCTAGTGCTCTACTAAATGCTGTATCACCCTCACCTAGTTGTGGCAATTCTAATTCAACATCACTAGCTGCATCTGTATTTATAGCAAAAATAATTCTTGGTGTTATTGTATTTTCACTACTGGTAAAATCTATACTTTTTATAATAACATGTGGTAAAAATTCTGATATTGCTGACCTTATTGCTTCTTCTATTTGGTCTTCCGTATCAGAATCTATTTGTTGAAATACTGCTTTCATCAAATCTGAGCCAAAGAGTGGATTACCTAATCGTTCTCCCTTTACAGTCAATAATAAATTTTTTATATTTGACTTTGTTTGTTCCAATAATGTTTGTGTTTGTTTGAACACTCCATCTTGATGTGTACCTAAAGGAAGTTGTAATCCTACAGATACATTTGGATTCAAATCATTTTCAGTAAATGACATTATATCTTTCCATCCTTTTTATCTAATGCTTTCATCACTCCACTATAATCCTTTGTCAATGCTTTCATTACATCTTCAGGAACACTATCTGGATTTACACCAGCTGCTTGAGCAGTTGTAACTCCAATAGATTGCCTCTTCATTTCAGGATTACCATATTGACCTCCACCATATCCCATCATCTCAGCCATCTTTGAACTATCCCAAGTTCCTCCACCCATTGTCGGATATTCTTCATTTTCTTGATTAGCAGTTTCATTCAAAACTTTATTCAACATTGGGTCTTTGACATAACTTACTTCTTCTTTAGGTTTAGACGATGTTGTGGGTCTGAATAGTCCCTCATTTATAAATATCTTCTTTACTTCTTTTTGTACCTCACGTTTGATTAATTCTTTCAAAGTTTGTACTAATTTACTATTTTTTGGCATTTGAAACTCCTGTTTTATATAAATATCTCAATACTCTAAATTCTGTTTTTTTTACGATTGAAGAAAAGGACCATAAGCTTCTAAATCACTCTCTTCATCTGGACCCAAAGCATCAAAT